ACCGTTATAGTAATCGTACAAGACGCTCAGATCACTCTTGTGATCGTGCAATCCGTTATGAGATAAGTTTATATAAGCCTCAACGCACTTTTCGCGCCAGTCTTTTGTTTTCTTTGATAAAGGCAGCCTTTGCTGCGGTATTTTTTCTCCCCCTAGATACATAGAATACAAAGTTAATTCATGCTAGGCCCCTCAACCTACGCATGTGTTATTTTACGTGCCCTCTTATTGGTATAGCACTTTTTAATGGTAGTTATTATCAAACCAGGCATCTACTGATCGGTCCTCTAATATCTCTTTTACTTCTGCATTGTACAACTCGCGCGTGTGATACATACCAATCATCAATGCCATTACTCGGTCAAAGTTACCCTTGTGGTTAAACTTAATTAGCTCTTGCAACAAAGCTAAGTCATATATTTTATGCAAATTCAGTGTAGTTGTACCGTCTTCATTTTTACTCCTAGCCGTGTTCAACCAATCTCGTATGTACAACTCGCCTTGCCTTTTCCTAGCTTCAGTCGTGTGCATACCGTACTGACGTTTTACATTCCTAGAACGTAACTCTTTTTTGTCAAGCATTTCAAACTCTTCCTGTAGCCTGTGCAGTTTCCTGTGCTGCTTAGCATACTGGATTACGGCACCACGGTCGTTCTCAAACCCAATCTTAGCGTTGTAATAGTCAGATAGCATAAACAAATTCTTGTTGTACTCGTCCTGAGTATGCGGTCTCCCAACATAGCTGGCTACAATCATATCATCTGGCTGTGATATATTGTTAGCCCTTTTTATTACATACGCAGCACCTAAAGATGTAGCATCTGCACTTTGGTTTTGTCCATAGGGGTCATGACACAGCACATACAGATTATGAGGTGTTTGACCTTCTCGGTTTTTGTACGGGCTTTCGTAAATTACAACGGCCCCATCTAATTTATCCTCTTTCCTGTGCGGGAATCTAGATATAGGACGCAGGTCACCGTCTACCTTAAATTCTATCTTGTTATTTTTCCCGTAGTATAATCTACCGGCAGTACCCACACTCTGTAAGTTGTTTACCTTAACTCTGTTGTACTGTTCTTGTAGAGATGAAATGTCAAACAGGTTAGATGACACCTGCAATGTAGCTTCCCTAGGGTTGTTGGGGTGTTCCGCAATATACTGGTCGTATGCTTTAGGATCGTTAGTCCCTTTCTTTTTGTTTCTGTTCTCTGCCTCAAAAGCTTTTGCAGCTTCCTCATCAGAGTTACCGTCAGCATCAATAAACCCATCTAAGTTTTTATAGATAGGTACAAAGTAACCACATTGGGTACCGGCCGCACCGTCGTCCCATATATTTTCAAAATCCATACAATCGTAAGATGCAGGATTATAAAACAGCTCTTCCATACCCTCAAAGTCAGCACCCTCTGTACCACCTGTACCAAATGCCACCATTGTACCAAGAGTCTTACTCCCTTGACGCATTGTAGGCATAGCAACCTCCCAAGCTTTTAGTAGTCCTGGGAATGCACCGGCCTCTTCAAAGAATATAAGCTCACCGGCCTTACCCCTTACTTTATCAGGTGCATCTTTTAATGATACCCCCATAATCATAGACTTCATGCCTAGTTCTACATCAGAACCGTTAACATTCTTCTTGTAGCCAGACATTTTGTTCATCTCCCTATCACGTAATCTGGGCTGCGTCCAAGCTGTGTTGTCATCTACAAACGAGAGTATTTCCCAAGCCTTTGACAAAAGCCCATCCCCAATCAAGTATTCTTTCTGCCCAGCAAATACATAATTCTTGCTGTTGCGTATGTGGAAATAGTTTCTGGCAAGCATTGCAGCAGCTTTGTAGGAATACCCTTTACGTCTTGCTTTTAACACAGTCATATGCTTGTTTGTCTTACGGCATGTGTCAATGGCTGTAAAGTATTCGTGGTCACCATCGTAAAATGCAGGGAATGTTCTCTCACGCTTTGCTATAATAGTACCATCCGGAAGTTCCTCATCAATAGACCTATCAATGGGGCAGTAGTTTAGATAGAAATAGTGATTACCCGTAATAGCAATCTCTGTATCGGTGCCTTCCCCAACAGTATACCCGTACAAACACCTATGCTGCTCCTGGTCCCAAAACTCGTAGTAATCTTTTGTTCCTGCAAGAGCATTAGTGTAATATCCATGCTCTATAAAATGCAAAGCTGCCGGCCGTAGTCTATCGGTATCCTTAAACATTACTGACTATACTTGTTTGTCTCTACACCACCACGATTAGAAGATTGTACTTGCTTTTCTTTCTTCACAAGGTCTTCTAACTTGCTAATACCGTTAATGACATCCCCCATTTTAGATAAGTTTGCAACCAAATCTTTTGCTGCAAAGATTGGCCGGCCGTTGTCGTCTGCAAGTGTAAGGTCAATGTCCTTAAAATAGTTCTCAAGCTTTACTACAGACTCTTTAGCTGCAATAAGCAGTCGTACTGCTGAGGTCTCTTTAAGCTTTTTGTATTTTGTGCATGCTGCTTGTATTGCAGAGTCTGGTTCCCACTTTGTTTCCCCAAACACACTAAGTTTTACTTCGTCTCCCCTGACATCTTCCCCGTATACGGAGAATGGGGATGCATGGTCGCAAAAGAAATAAATATAAGCTAACTCTTTAGTCGCTTTATCCTTTGATTTGGTTTTGTCTCGATTTACTATCTTTGCAAACTCTTCAATCTTAAGTATGTACGGTGACGGAACCGCAACATTATCAACTATCGTTAGTAGATCCATCTTTTTTCTTGTTTACATTTTTTAGTCTCCCAGGTTTTACAGAAAACTTACCAAAGTATGGCAATCGTATAGTATCAAAACTACCATCGGCCATAATTTTAGCAGCATACTTAAATTGTGATTCTACAATATCTGCAACAGTCTTAAGTGGTAGGTTATGCTTACTCGCTAGATCCTGTATCAGTGCTTTCTTCGATTTTGCCATATTTGCCTATTTGTGGAGCCCACTTTTTCTTTGGACATGTAGATGTTTTCCATTTTGCTTTGTGCTCTAGTAAACATCCACAGGCTCCGCATCGTGCCCTATCAGCTAGATAAAATTCACAGCTTGCACAGATGCTTAGTCTACGTTCGTACTCTGCCTCTGTAACATTAGGCATTCCTTCAGCTACATACTTAGTAACTTCTTTGCTAAAATTCTTAGTCATTTGCCATATACTTGGCAAATCGTTCTCCTGGCTCATACTCTAGTTCAATAATTTCAATTTCTAATAAATTCCCGTAACCATCTTGGACAATCCCAATATATACGTCATCTATAAGATACTGCGTTATTACATAGTTAGGATTCTCGTTTAATGTTGACTTTAACTCCAGTGGTTCTGACATCTAACAGCTGATTTAATACGTAGTTTTTACCAACCTTGCGTATAGCTCTTTTATCTTTAAACTTCTTTACATAGTTGTTCAAAGTATTAAAATCACTAATACCCAAAGATCGTGCAGCTTTTTTCTTAATGTCAGAAGCGCACAAATTTTCTGTCTTCTCCTGAATTTGGAAATCCACTAATGTAGATAGCACCTTAAGCTCCATATCTGTAAGATTAAAGATACCATTCCAAAGTTGCAAGTATTTGTAGGTAGAATTTACCTTAATCGTTATGTTCTGTTCCATCTATCTTCTCTTTTATTTCTGCCACTATAGCATCTGCAAAAGGTAATTGCATGCAATATTTATATAGCACTTCTTCTATGTGAGATTTCTCATTATCGTTTTTAATGTGAATCTCAACATAGTTATACAGCGCTAGTGTGTGATTACTAAGCTGGTTTTCTAATTGGTGTACTAAGTCATAAACTGGCTTTTCCACTTTGTGCGTAGTTCCATCAACTACAAGCTTACGCTTATTTGGTTTCTTCGGTATCATCTCCTTCTACGGTTACTTCAATTATATATTCGTCTTCCCCTATAAACACTACAACATTCCATTCAGATGCAACATTCTTTTCTTGCCAAGCTGTAAGTTTTTCCTCAAACTCACGCATCAAAAACACTAGTTCATTCTAAGTCTTTGTGACAAATTTAGTTCTGAGCATCTTTGAGTTGTATTCTGGCTCTTCCATCTTCAACAATAATGTTTGCGGTTTTAGATTGCCGGTTAAATTCTTGTACATAGGGTTCAATATCCTTACGAGTAGCCATAAAGCTCAAAAAGACCGCTATTTCTTTAGCAGCCCTTTCTGTATTAGCACGGAGAGTTTCAGATTTCTTTTTACTTTCTAATAGCTCGTGATAATCCTTTAGTGATATGGTTACCGTACCTGCAATCACAAAAATCTACCTAAAATCTGAAACTCATTTACAAATAAGTACGATACCTCGTTGATATGTACAATCATTGCCTCTGATGACGGATCTACCATAACAGTATCCCCAACTTGAGTCTGTCTACAGTCTGGGCCTACAGCCAATACCTCTAGAACATTAGTCCGTAGCTTATTTGCTACATCATTTTCTAGGATAATACCTGATTCACGCTTTTGTGCTGCTGGATTGGGTAGTATAACCCACCCCCCGTAAGGTTTAAAGTCTAATTTAGTGTCTGACATTGCCTATAAATTTAGTTATAGACAAAGTTATAATAAAATAATTTACACTTACAAGAAAAATGTAAGATTTCTAAACGTTTTTCTTAATCCCAGACAA